CTTTAAGTGGGACTAAACAGTATTACTGTTTTCGCAGTACAAATTTGCGACTTGGTCGTTCGCCTTTGGGTTTTCTTGCCCGAAAGCGTTCACGACGTGTATTGATTTGCTCGTTGAGACTGGGCTCCTTTTCCTCGTTATCAGATCCAACGAGGTCTCCCTCAACAACAACTAAGCCGGATTTCTTAGTAGCTGTGGGGCGAGGGCAAAACTCCGGGGGGCGAAGCAGCTCTTCACCACGAGCAGTCTTAGACCAGCGATCGAATAGATCTTTGTCGAACTCTGGGAGTTGTTCAAACAAAAGATCAAGCATCCAGTCGTCGAACGTATTAGGGTACTGCTTGTACTCATCCGTCTCAACATTCCAGATGCCAATTACATTCTTAAATCCGTCTTTGCTCATCGGGTATATCAACAACACCCTACGAACAAACTCTCCAATCACCGGTGTATTCTTATCAGTCAGCCAAAATGCGTAAGCCTTCTCACGCAATTTATCTACCGCAGTAATATTGCTAGGTAGATGGACAGTAACGTGGAACTTTGACAGTTGTCTGCGAATATCACAACAGCTATTCTCGTCTCCAAACCAAACATCGGGCCCATAATGTCTGGCCAAGAACGCTACCCCACGTTCTCCGCGGTGTACACGTTCTAATTCCAGTTTTTGTCCTACTGACTTTGCTGATCTCTCAGCTTCTCTGCGTTCCAATCCAGCCGTAAGCCCATCATCGCCTCCGTAGATTCCTAGTGACCGCCACGCTTTATCAGGCGAATAATACGCCCCGTATTGGTCCCTTGTTCTACGGAAAGCGACATACATGATAAATGCATTGAGCAAAGTGTTAAAAGCTGAGGTTTCAGGTGACCCAGATAACCTCGCGGTTCCGGTATCATACCTGACTCCATGGCTTGTAACCCCACGTAAACAATACTGCTTTCGCATCAACTCATGTAGCTCAAGGCGGTAACTTGGTTCGAATGCCATGAACATTACAATTTGTTCTAGCATACGTGCCACGTTACCAACTCGGCCATCCATTCTGCTGAAATCAGTCTTATCAACCCATTCAGCATCAGAACATATCTCTGCCACACGCTCAGCTATCTCCTTCGGAGTTTTGCCGAACGCATACCAGAACTGTTTCTTGATGACCATGGACATGGCGTATATATACGCCGAATAGTCCATCTTGTCTACACCATTTATCTGTGATATTATCCTAGGATGATTCACTGATTGATAGGCTTCACGCTTAACAAACGTTTTAGTCTTGTTATCAGCCATTCCATGCTGGGCGTCATCAAGAATGCGCCGCTGCGTTGGCTTGGGCTGTAACTCATAGACTACATCGTTCTCAACAGGGGTAAGTTTTCCAGCATCACTACCTAACAGGAAAATGGCGAATTCAGTCATACATTTGACAGTGAACTCATCCACATCTATATCAGGGGCTCTCAACTTAGTAACTCTCTCAGTTACCCCTTCCTGGTCGTTACCAATACAGTTGTCCGGTGCAAAAGCTCCGTCAACTAATGGTAACATGAACGCAACCATGCCGGGAGACGTGTCATCTTCAACACTGGTACCTCTTGGAACCCATTGAAAACGCCTCACAGCCCCGCTGAGCGTCCTAGGTATAACCTGCCGGGACGCCAAATGGCGTTCTAGCAGGACTTCACACCCGGGGTAGGATTTTGAGCTCCCACCAACAGCTGCTCCATCAGACATTTTACTTTTGACTGTCGCCAGAGTAAGATTACGTGAGAGGGTGTTGGCAGCACTCATTATGGCATCATCAACACGGGCCGGTGTTGTGCTACAAGTATAGCTCAAAACCTTTCCAGTGGAGACCAAAAGTTGCTCACCCTCATTAATTCTTAACCTAATAAAGTCATCAGTTACCGGGTTAAACCTCTCGAGCATCTTCCCCTGCACGAAGTGTTTAGCAAAGTAACTGCGTAAAACGCCTGTATAACGTTTCAGCGGTGCCAACAGAATCAACTGGTGATCGTCATCTACATATCTCCTCTCAACTGAATAGTATGCTACCTGTTTGATAACACCTAACCAGTTGCGACGGAGAACGCATAGTGAATCACCAGACCAGTCCCACACTTCATGCTCGTAATGTCCTCCCCCGGATACGTCATAAATCACGCGTCCATCTTGAGTAAAAGTATATTTATACTCTCCGGAGTCCTTACAGGCACGACTGGGAACAAAGGTATAAAGGAGATGAGGTTTAAAATGTTTAGACAACCAGTAGTTCATATCTACATAGTAGTCAACATCAACCATAGCGTTCATCTCGCAATCCTTCACTGGACTGGGTGCAGCCATAAAATCCTTAGCCCAAAACCACGACCGCGTCACGTATCTACCGTGGCGCTGGTCAGCGGCCGATCCTTGGATAAACACCACATCTCTGCCAGTAACTAGTGAGATCCTGTCTATCAGCATGCTAGCAGTGGAACGCTTCGCTGCGCTAACCCCATGGGTGTGGCCAACCACAGGTCTCAGCTCAGGAGCGTCCACTTCTAAGAATACAGATTTCAACGCGGTGGTTGCAGCCACCGCGTCAATGTCGCAAGTTTCGCTCAAGATTTCCGTAACCTCATCAAAAGAGGCTAAGTCAACCGAGCACCCACAGATATAATGCGCTAAGAAGTCAAAGCACGAATCTAGGGCCAAAAGAACTTTC